CCAATGCTTCATATCAGAGCCCTAACTTCTCGGAGATCCGGTCGACTTTCGCGGCAACGTCGGCCAGTGATTCGCCACCGTTACGGAAACCCGGTTGTATTGTGAGGGTCGCTTTCTTGATCTCATCCCGGACGACGTTGCGAATAAGCCACACGAGGCCAGTTCCCATGATCGCTAGGGCGGCTAAAGATGTGGCTATGAGGCCGACAATGTCGCCAAAGTCCACGGTTCTACCCTTTGAGTTTGGCTCGGACAATAGCCCGTGCGCGTTCGGTTTCGGTAGCCAACTTAGGGTGCTTCGATGACGTTGGCTTCTTCTTTACCGGTTCGACTTCGACCGTGTCCACGTGTAGTTCTTGATCTATTTCGGACATTATGCGCCTTCCGTGAGTTGTGGGTACATTACCGCGAGCATGGCATCAGTGAAACCGAGGGATAGGGCGAACGCTCGGGCGTCGCTTAATGCTTTGAGGCGGGCTTTTTCTTTATCGGCTACGGCTTTGACGGCCAGCGGATAAGCGTCCGTGATTTCTTGCTCTGTCGGTTTAAGTGTGTCAGATAGCCACGTCAAACCGGCGTAGTCGTCACCGTTCAAGATCCATTCCGAGCCGCTGTGCGAGTGTGTGAGGGTGAAAGCGATATCTATCATGCGCTTATCTCCATTACTAGAATGTTAGAAGAAACGACTGCAAAAGTGTTTAAGCCGCGTCTACCAACATAACCAGTGCCGCCGTCTACTCTCATTTGTATTTTGTATGTCGTAACAGATGTCGTAGCGGGACTGTCTAAGTTACTTATTGATACTTGAGCAATGCCGACATTGTTATTACTGTGGCCTAAACCGGATAAGGCTGTAGCGGCATTTGTACCGCCCGTACCCTGTGCCAGCTCAGTGCTATTACGAACTAAATTAAAAAGGTTAAAATTGATGAGAGTGTTACCCGCTTGGAAAGTGGATAGGATAAGGATTTTACTCGACGTTGCACTAGGTGTAATGCTCACAGTTAATCCCGTAACGTCCACGAAGGAAGCGCTTGTCGTTGTGAACGTATCCACTTTAGTTGCAGACACAACCTGTAACACCTTCCCGCCGGTGTCGTCAATGTGGTTTGCGAGGGCCAAACTGACCCCCGGGTAGTCGGCTACATTGTCCGAAGACTCGACATAGGGAGTTCCTGCTGCTGTGACTGCCATTTATAACCTCACTAGATCGGATTGGGTAACGATTTCGAACCATTGAGCGCCCGCGCCAACTTCTCCCCATGTAAACGCCGGTGCAACCTGACCCCATTGTAAGACCTGGAGACTGAAACGAGGGTCACTGATCGACAGTGTCATGATGTGTTGCCCGTTGTTATAGGAATCCGTCCAGCCTTCGACGATCCCGTTAAAGTCAGCGTAAGGGCCCGAGGCAGGTAATCCCCTCACAGTTACGAGCGCACCAGATACGAGCTCGAGTAGTGCGGTCGTGTCGGTTGCGTCAAGTTGATCAACGAGCACCGATATCTGGCCGAGGTTCCAAAGCCCGTTCGCTTGCGCCGTCATGATCCCCGCGGCCCGAGTCGTCGCGTCAGTAATCGTTTTAATGCCCGTATCGAGCCGGTACTCACGGCGCCCGTATTGCGTGATTGACGCGCTATCCGTTTGGTTGACTGTAAGGTCTGGCCCGTAGGTGACGGTAACGTCGTTAATAAGAGGCGTCAGAGTCTTGGCCCATGTCGGGGCGAATATCACCCCGGGCGCTTCGAGATTAAAGCTCGTTGGGAATATCGGGGCGTCGGCCCATGTTCCGTCGGCTTCGGCCCATGTGCCGACCTGGTTAGCCCATATGCCGGCGAATGTTGTCGATCCCCGGTTACCGTAATCCTCGAATATGATGCGGCCTGTCGGGTCATCGTAATAAGTGGCACCGGTTCCTTGAGCGATACGTGCCAGGGCGTCGAGGGCGGTGGAGGGTTGCGCGTCGGCTTCGAGGATCGCGTACAGCGTGATATCGGGGTCGCCCGCGTTGAGGTAGTCGAGGCCAGTGGCGTCAAGAATGTCGGTGACCCGTTGCCGGGCGCTTTGCTCAATGTAGCCCGAGGCACCGACATCCGTGTAGCCGAGTTTGGCTAGGTTACCCATTGCGGTAATCGTCGTGATTGCAGTCGGGGTGCCGGTACTAATGAATGACACGTTCAGGTCACTGATAGCCCCGGTGAACCGATCGACACCGTCGAAGGATATTGCGACCGTGTCGGCGAGTTCCAGTAGTGGGCCACTGTCACCCCGTAGCACAATTTGGGTATTTGAGGCGGTCGGGCTAGAGGTCACATCACTACGTCCATGGGCTACCGTGACGTTAAACTCGAATACGTCCAGGTCGATCACCGACCCGGCCAGAGTAATCTCAAGTGTCATGCCAGCACCGGTGTTACGACCGCGCCGCTACGGGAATCGGAGTTGCGGATCACGTTGGCGATAGCCCGGGCCACTTGTTGATCGGTGATCAGTTGTTGGGCCGCTGTCGCGTCGGCTACTTTCTCGGCTCGGGCCGCAGTGGATGCCGCTTCGACGTTGCGAACCGCTGCGGCTACGTCACTAGCGAGTTGTGTTTTGAACGCTGCCCCGACGGGTTTAGCCATTGCCTTACCCAACTTTTGAAGTGTTTGTCGTTCGTAATCGAGTTGTTTAGCAAGGCTGACAACCATCGCGGCGGCAGATTCGACCCCGGCGGTCATAAATTCAGGCACTAAACCGAGGGCCAATTCGCGGGTGCGGTCTTGAACATTGACCCACTTCTCATTGATTGACCCGAGTAACCCTTTATCGTTGAGCATGTCTTGACCGAGTGCCCCGCCCACTTCCGGGCCTAGACCGGCCATGTAGTCGATCAAAGTTTGGTCAACCTGCGAGTTTTGTAGCGCCTCGAGTACGTTGCCGAACCATTCGGCCTCCGCGACCATCGCATCAAACCCGGCCAACACGGAAGTACCGGTCTCTTTCCCATCCGTGTACGCCTTACCGAGGTCTACCCCGGCGAGTAGGTTACCTTGCATAGCCAGGGCGTAACCCGCTACGGCGTCTTTAGCGTCGTTAAATGATTGCACTTGGATGGATAAAAGGTTCTCAGTTGAGGTGATGGACTTGCCTAGGTCGTCGGTGCTTTTTTCTAGGTACTTTTGGAATTTTGTAAGTTTCTCGACTTCGACCGTCGCACTTGATGCGGAACCGGCGTAGTTCGTGGTCGCCTTCGTTGTCGTAGTGGTGGTTGCAGTAAGGTCTCTTTGACGTTCGGCTAAGTCTTTGTAGTCTTTGTTCTGTGCCTGAGCGACATCCCGGGCCATTTTCGTCTGTGCCTGTAATAGTGACACGGCGTCCGTAGCGCCGTTAGCGGCGTCCGTCATGTCGTTTAATGGGTTGACCGTGTTGGCTACCGTGTTGCCGAATGTTTCCATAGCCGGTGAGGCTTCATAAGCGGCGTCGCCCGTTCCCTCTGTCGCTTGCCCTAGCGCGTTCATTATGCGACTAAATGGGTTTATCGTGTCACTAACGAAACTGAACGCGTCACCGAGTAACCCGGTCTCCGTTTTGACTTTCTTCTCAATGTCCCTAAGGAATATGAAGCCGTCGTAGAGCATCGCGAGCGAGGCAACGACGTCGGCAACGGTTTCACCTAAGTCTTCGAGTGCTGGTTCTAGTTTCTCCATAGATTTAACCATGTCGGTAGTGCCCTCAGTGGCGTCAGTTAGCCCGGTGAGTAAGCCTTTGCCGAATGATTCCGCTAGGTTGTCGGTCGCTGTTTTAAGTACTTTCATGCGGCCTTGGAGAGTGTCGGCGGATGCCGTGGCTTGACCGCTAAACGTGTCCGACAGTACTTGAGTGATTACTTGCATGTCGCCGGTTTTGATTGTTGCGGCGTCGATACCGGCCCCGAGTCGGGACAGTCCGGCTATGTTGCCTTCGTACGCTTTACCCATCGCGTCGGTTACGGCTTCGAGGCTTTTACCGGATCCGGCAGAAACATCGAGGGCGAGGCTTAAGGCGTCTTGTGCTTTACCCGTGTCACCGAGTGCCCTAACCAAACGGTCGTAGGCGGGTCGTAGTTCGGTATCTGCCACGCCTAGGGATCGCTCAAGACCGTAAATAAACTTTTCTATTTCTGGCTGATCATGCGCTAGTCCAAGGTTGTTCAGGGTGGTGGAAAGTCTACGGACGGCTTCTTCATCTTCGAGAGCTGCTTTCACTCCGTCGGATGCTAGTTTCACGGCAAGCGCACCGGCCGCGATACCGGCACCGATAAGGGCCGGGCCTAACATATTTTTCAGGGATCCCGCTAAACCTTTTAAACCGCCTTGAGCCTGAGTCATTCCGGCGTTAAACTTTTTTAGATCCGCCGCTAAGTAAACCGTTAAGGTTTTTCCGACTGCCATCACATCACCGGCCATTTACGGACGACACGGTCTACAGCTTCGCCCCACTCTTGTAAGGCCGGTTTTTGGTAACTACGTGCTTTCGCTATCCAGTTCGTTTTCTCAAATGGTGCGTTCGAGTTGCGGGCGTTGCCCGTGTCGGTTGGGTATCGCAGCATATTGGAGGATGCGCCACCGGACGTTACTTTCTTTTGCTTACCGATCGAGACCTTGGGGAGACGGTCGAGCCCGGATCGAATGTCGGATGCCAGAATGTCGCCCCATTCACCACCGACGTTCAGGGCCGCGTTTTGAAACGCTGGAACCATGTGACGATCGGCTATTGTCCTTGAGGCTTGCCGTAACTCTTTCGCTGCTTCTTTTCCTAGTTTTCGGAGGTCGCGCAGTAGCGGGTTTAGACCTTCGATGTAGGCATCGAATTGCTTAGCCATTACGCTAACTCCTCCATGATCGTGACAACCTCCCGGCCGCTCAATTTCTTAACGTCTTCCATCGTCCAGCCCGTACGAACCGCTAGGCGAATGAGTAGCCTGCCGTGGCTACCCTCTAAAAAGGTTCTACATCGTCTTTAAGGATATCTACTTTTACCCGGTTTTTCCGGGCCCAAGATTTCACGGTCTTAAGGTCCCCTGGTTCTTTGTCCTCGAGATAGAAGTAGGCGATTGTGAGTCTCATCGCTTGCTCACTTGTGGGGCGGTTACCGTTTAG